TGGACTTTGAGCAGAAGGGTGGGCAGTTAATGGGTAGCTTGCTCTCCTTTCCCATCTTATGTGTGATTAATTATGCCATGTGGTGTGAGTATAAAGCTCGTGCCACAGGACTCTATCCCAAGGCCACTCTGAACAACAGTTGGACGAAGGATGAGTTTGTATTAATCAATGGAGATGATATTGGAGGAGTCATTCTGGACGGAACTGAAAAGGTCTGGCAAAAGTGTGTGAGATCGGTAGGCTTGACGCCATCGATGGGTAAGAATTACGTCTCGAAGAGATTTCTTACGTTAAACTCTCAACTTTATACCTTTCCTAACGGTGTACCAGTCCATGAACCCTGGGTGAATCTTGCTCTCCTGGCACCTTTAGGAAGCACTAAACAGACGAAGGATGATCGTGAGAAGAAGCTTGAAGGAGACTCTGATCCACTTGAATCGCTTGGAAAGATGCACAATGATTTCATTGCTCTCTGTCCAAAACCATCTCGTGGTTCTTCAGTTTTCATCAAGGCTCACTCCAAGGAACTTTTACGTACTTGGAGGAATCTCTTTGGTCCTCGTCATCTAGGCGGATTAGGTGCGACTCCAGTCCCTGGCGAGAAGGGATCTCTTGCTGATGGTTACCATCGAAAGCAATTGATCCTCGCTAGGATTCTGAAGGCAGGAGAGGTCAGACTGCCGGGTCGGCAGTCGAGTTCCTCAGTAAACCTTTTAGCGCAGCGTCTCTCTACTATTCGTTATTCTCACGCTGAAATGACTCTCGTTTCCACTGATCCGGAAACTGGAGAATTCTTAGTACCGGATGGAGCTGAGGACATATCTAGTCTTGTCGATGATTTGTGTCAACGATTTCGTGCAATGTTAAGTTGGACGATGAAGTTGAACCTTGAACCGGCCAAGGGTACGGATCACTCTTGGGCCCATAAAGTACTTAAGGCTTATGAGGGAAAACAAGTTTTCCCTTATGAAGTCCAGAAGTACTTATTGGAAGCACCCAGTGAATACCGTTACTTGGTCATGACAGACTCTAAAGTCGCATCAGCCCTTACGGGAGAAACGAGTGTGGAGCACTACCTGTTGGATAGGTTGGCCGTAGATGAGAGGGATAGACAGGAACAAGAGG